ATGAAAAAAACAATTATATCGTTGGGTCTTGCCGCTGTTGCCACCGGATGCGGTGGTGGAGAGAGCAAGTCACAATCAAACAGTCAAGTCACACCAACTCCAGTTCCTGTTCAACAAGCGCTAGAAACGGGCAATGCCCTATTGGTTTCTGACCCAAATGACTTCATTCGTGAAAGCCGTCAAGTTGTTGAGGCGCACAAGAAACAGTCGAATGCGATCAAATCTGCGATAGCAAAAAATCTTTCGGGTCTTTACTGGGATCCGACGCATGATGCCGCGATTTTTGCTCCTACCTATGGATTCAACGACACCATATTGATGACCAATAAAGCGATGGCGAGTGGCTACAAAGACCAAGCGTTGTCGATTGGTATTGCTGGTGAGCAAACTAATGGCCAGCGTTATGCTGTTTTAGGCAGTAACCCATTTCGAACCGCACAACGTTTTCCTGACTCTTCTAATGCGGCAATGACTCAATGGTTAAAAAACCTCGTTACTTGGTTGTCAGGTGGAGCTACTTCAAACGTGGTCATCGCGCAAATGGATCAGTCTTATTACTTTCCTGATGAGCAAGCGACGCGCAGTTGGTTAAATAACAATATTTCACCAGACCTGACATTTAATGAAGCTAACCTGTGCGACGGTTCAAAATTACTTAGCTGCTTGAAAGCCGATAAGCCAAACCTGTTGATTCTGTCACAACATTTGCTGTCAGGAGATACCAACCAACAGGTAATAGATGCGCTGGCTTATGCCGAGCAAGCTAAAATTCCGGTTCTATATCTGCATTGGGACGGTGGGCTGACCGATCTTGGCCGAGACATTTTGGCAAAATTCCATGTTGACTACGTGGGGGACAACTATTGGCGTAAGTTAGGTTTGGTCGATTGGGCACCTTCATCACTGATGAACTTTGTGCCAGATTCTGTCATCACGCAACAAGCGTTGTTATCCCGTTTCGAAACTCAAAACTTCAATGTTGATTTGTCCCAATGTGATGATAAATCATGCCCAGAAGTAGCGAACATGGACAGTCAGTTTTACGACGCTGCCAACAGCATTCGCCAATGGCTGAAATCACTTGATGAGCAAAAAATCTCGTTGTTTGAACAAGATGGTTATCAATACGAAAAGCTGATGGTGTTATTGGCGGATCATTATCGTCAAACGGCCTCTTTTCCAATGGATAAGCAGTCTACGGGGACGACTGAATTTTTGAAATCGTACTTCGCGGACTACGTTCAATACAACAGTCGTCGCATCAACCCAAAACAACCAAATATGGGAAACTTCAGCCGCAGTGAATTTGGGGCCGATGTAAAGAGAATTGATACTACGGTGAATATGGAGTCTAAACGCAGCTTCCGTTCGGCAGGAGTGTATGCGCTGCCAGGTGAGACTTTCACGGTAACGCGTAAAGACAACAATGATGTGACCACAAAAATTGTCATCAATAGCTTAAGAAGTGGAGCGACCCATGAGTTCAGTAAAGACGGTTATACTCGACCTAAACTGCTGACTTCATTTGCTTACGAAGTCAAAGCGGGTGAAACCATCACGCTGACTTCTCCTTATGGCGGCCCAGTACAGGTTCACTTTGACAAAAATGATATTCCGGTTGAACTGAGATTTAACCATGTGGCACAGCATCCTGTATGGAGAAGTGAGAAGGACAACGACACCTTTATTCAGCAGCTAGAAGCCAATTTGTTTGATTGGGCCGAGCTGATCACTCCTGGGTTTGAAGTGCACTCAAAGCGTGACAAGATGTTAGAGTCGGTCAACGATGAAATGTGGTCTACTCCTGCGGAGATGGCGCTTGCAACGGAAGAATATGTACACAACTACCCGCATGTTCTGGCTGGTTTCCAAGGGCCGGGTATAGACGAAGTACCTGAAATTATTCAATACGCTCAAAATCAAGGCTGGGAAATTGCCAATATTGATATGGTTAAGCACATGAATGCTGACCAAGCCACTTGTGGCTATGGCTGCTCTGGTAACCCGTACGATGCTTATTGGGCCTTCAGTCCTTTAGGTCACGGTGATTTGCATGAGCTAGGCCACGGTTTAGAGAAAGGACGATTCCGATTCGCTGGTTGGGAAGGGCATTCGACGACCAACTACTACTCCTACTACAGCAAGTCTCGTTTCTTCCAAAATACGGGTAAGGAATCAACCTGCCAAAGCTTGGATTTCAAAGGTCAGTTTGAACTGTTGCAAACCAGTCGAACACAAAGCGATCCAAATGCTTATATGGCGGAGCAAAACCAAAAGGGTTGGAGCTGGGGTGCTCGCGTTTACATTCAAATGATGATGGCAACTCAGCACGAAGGTGTGCTTAAAAATGGTTGGCATTTACTGGCGCGACTTCATCTTATTGAGCGTGAGTTTAATCGTTTGAAAGCAGATGAGGCACTGTGGAATGCGAAACAATCAAGCATTGGCTTCTCGATGTATACCAAAGATGAAGCGAACAGCATCTCAAACAACGACTGGCTGCTCATTACCCTAAGTTACGTGGCTCAGCGAGATATGACTAACTATCTCGACATGTGGGGATTCTCGTTCTCAGAAAAAGCGAAGCAACAAGTTGTTGCGTTGAATCTGACGCCGATGCCTCTCACTTACTTTGCAAGCAGCAATACCGGTTACTGTCTGAACGAATTCGCTCAAATGCCAGTAAGTATTGATGGTCAAACGGTTTGGCCGCTGAACTAGCTGAGTAGAAAATAACGTGCATGAAAAGGGAGACTGAGTCTCCCTTTTTACTAGGTTTATCTTAGCGTTGAGTCACGGTTATTGCTTTGTAAAGTATTACTTGAATGTCGACCAGATTGGCGCATGGTCTGAAGGCTTCTCAATACCGCGTAATTCATAATCGATACCCGACTCAATACATTTTTGCGCGAGAGAAGGAGTCGCCAAAATCACATCAATTCGTAGACCTCGGTTGTCATCAAAGCCGCGAGAGCGGTAGTCAAACCACGAGAAGCGATCGTTCACTTCTGGGTAAAGCTTACGGAAAGTATCTTCAAATCCCCAATTTAACAACGTTTGTAGCCATTCACGTTCTTCTGGTTGGAAAGAGCATTTACCCGTTTTCAACCAACGCTTACGGTTTGGTTCTCCGATACCGATATCTGAATCGATAGGGCTGATGTTGATATCACCCATAACAATCAACTGTTCATCGTTGCTGTGATGATCGTTTAGATACGTCATTAGATCTTTGTAGAACTGGCGCTTGTATGGGAATTTCGTTTCGTGGCTAATGTTGTCCCCTTGAGGGAAGTAGCCATTAAGCACCGTTACTTTTTCACCATTTTCGTCTTCAAACGTCGCCATGATCATGCGCTTTTGGTGTTCTTCGTTATCCGTTGGAAAACCTTTTTGTACGCGGATTGGCTCTTGCTTACAAAGCATCGCTACGCCGTAATGCGCCTTCTGGCCATGAAAATACACTTTGTAACCCATGGCTTCGACATCTTCAATCGGGAACGCTTCATCATGCACTTTAATCTCTTGAAGACCAATAACGTCAGGCTGGTGTTTATCGATGAGCGCTTGGAGTTGGTGCAGTCGAGCACGTAGTCCATTGATGTTAAAGCTGATTACTTTCATATACTTTTAAACCTATTGTTATCCCTTGCAATGCCACGTAGCTAAAGGGTTTTTAAAAACTAATAAAATGTATGTTGATGGATGATGGCGAGGTTTGTTGAGCAATGCCGCCACTTTGTCGCCACCTTTGTCGTTATACTTTAAGGCCGTTGATAGGGTTGAAATTGACTACCGACGAAAGGTGATCTGGCGAAAAATGGGCGTAAACCATCGTTTGTTCAATTTTGACATGGCCTAGTGCCGCTTTCAAATCGAGGATGTTACCGCCATTACGCATGAAAGCCGTGGCGAAAGTATGGCGCAAAACGTGAGTAGCTTGTCCCTTAGGTAATTCAGGTAACGCTTTATCAATCCACTTATGCGCGACACCATAACCACATGTAAATATTCGACCGCTGGATGTGGGGTTAAGCTCTGCAAACAACTCTTCAGAGATTGGGATAGTTCTGTTTCGCTTACCCTTGGTATTTACAAACGTTATCTTATTACCGAATACATGCTCACCTCGGAGTAAAACCGCTTCATTGATGCGAGCACCAGTGGCTAAGCAGATTTTATAAATCAAACGCAGTTCGTCATGTAGCCAGCTTTTCTTAATCGTTTCAAAGAGGCGGATAATCTGTTCTTCCCTTAAAAACGTCAATTCAGATTGCGCCTTTTTGACAGGCTCGATGCCTGTCACGGGATTTGGGTTTCGCCACTCATTGAGTGCTATCAAGCGATTGAACATTGATTTCAACAGCGCAATGTCACCGTTGTTAGAGCTGATCGCCATTTCCCTGTTTTCACGGCCGCGACCTTTATTGACACGAGCAGCCCGGTAATGGGCGAGGTCATTAGAAGTCAGTAAAGACGCAATCGGGTTATTTAGTTCTTTGGCCGTAAGCATCATGCGGTATCTTGAACGCTCGCCGGATTTCAGGTTCTTACCGTGCAGTTGGTACCACAGTTCAATCACATCGGTTAAGCGGCGGTGATCGGGCTTATCGCCAAGCCAGGGCTTGTCGTTAACTTCGCGCATGGTGAACTGCTCAAAGGAAACCGCTTCACCTTTAGTAGCAAAGCGTTTGCGAATGCGCTTACCAGTTCGGCCCTGCGGATAGCACTCACAGAGCCAAGGTTTTTTGCTACCATCTTTAAGGTTACGGATAGACATAGAAATACCAATGTACTGGTTTATGTACAATGTATTGGTAAGATATCTACAGTGTACAATAGCTTAATACTAAGCAATTGCGGCAGATATCGCCGTCGCACCAAATGTTTACAGTTCAGTGTAAATAGCAATTGGTTCAATTATTATTTCGTTATCCCCTTTTTTTCCAAAAGTTTGTTCAAGTTCGTACATGTTCTCAGCCAATCCGATCATATGGCGTAGCATGTTTTCACTTTCAGGAATATCCTCAACATCTGGGTCTTGCGTCCCATCTGCGTGACTGATAAACCCCAAAACAGTGAATTCTTTTGCGGTTTTCCTTGAGTATTTTCGATAAATGTTTTTTAGAGGTTCTCGTAAGTAATCATGTGTTAGACAAGTGGAAAAAATGACATCGTTAACTTGTTGCTGGAAACGAACGATGTCATCGCCAAAATTGCCTATGATAGTTTCGAACCCTGCTATTGCACGTGGAGGGATGCCTGATGTCATCTCTACTGTTCGTTCTTTTATCAACTTGTCTAAGTTAGATTGCAGTTCTCTAGTTTCTTTACTTTTGTTGTTCTGAGCTTTAAGTTTTTCTAGTGTTTGCAACTGCTCAGTTAGGGGAAGCACAGCGATCGCTTCACCAATTTTTGCATAGTTGCTGAATAAGGTTTGAATTTCAGCCATGTCAACAAATTTGCCTTTTGCACGAATGCGAATAAAAGACTTATCTGTTTTACAAATGTCGTCAAAAGTGAGCGTTTCGAGACCTACATCTAGTAAGCGTTTAGATTGCTCAAGTTCACTTTCAAACAAATTGAACGAATGATCATGAAGGAACTTCTTAGTAGTAGATGAGGAGGTTTCTTTGATTACGTCAGCTATAACACGGCCTGAAAATAGCTTGCCTTGCTGCTTTTCTTCATCGCTAATCGAATAATTTTGTTCGTTTAGAACGTACTCTGTTATGCCTTCAAATAGTTGTGATGAAAATGAATATAATTTGGACTCATTCAAATAAAGAAAGTTTTTAATCATGTCTTTTTGTTAACCTACTACGTTTCTTGAAGCGTTCTCTGGCTTCTTTATGTTTTTCTGCTCTTTCAGATATGAATTCTTGATGAGAGCGAACACGTTGCGTGTCTATGTAAGACCAACCTGCAATAATAAGGCCTGCGATAGCACTAATAATTGTTAGTGTAATTACGATGATGTTTAACATGCTGGCTGCTCTCCTGATGTAGGGGCTTCTATTTGAACTGAGAGGCGTTTAAAGACGCTATGGGCCAGTATAAAAGAAACAGCAGCAATTATCATTGAGCAATATTTGAGCGTGTTCGCATTAAGTAATGTAGATTCAGCTTCTGTTGTTAGCTGAGCTAGCGTTAATAAGCCAAAGACAAAAACGAAGCCTATGGAGGTGAAATTCATCTTTGTCTTCCAGTCTTTATTTGCTGACATGTGCTCAATCTCATTTAAGATAGAGATATGCATGACAAAACCAAAAGCAATGAAGTCGGTTGCCGAAAACCACTCGATTTCTACATTGAAGAGGAAATTAGCTAACAAGCGAGCTCCGATAGGGAATATCCCAACACCCACCGTATATGTAAGCCATTTTGTTTTCTTGGTGCCAGCCATCACATCTTCTCCAACGCCACACGGCCAATCACTTTTATATCTTCTTCTGATAATTCAACCGTCGAGTTACCAAACACGACTGTCTGTCTATTTGGCAATAGTTGAATGTGGTTGATAGATAGGCGTCCACTCATATTAAACAAACGCCTCGCCTGTCTCTACACTGCAAATACCTGTTATTCGGTCTGCTCTGAACGTGCGAATAGAATTTCTCATCAAACAAAAAGCTTTGACGTATGTATCGCCACTGGCGTTTTGCTCAATTTTTCTCAAAACAATCTCGCGGTCAGATACTTTCCCTGCCGAATCTTTGTAGCTCATGAAATACTGGGCATCCAATTCCAGCTCATTAAGAAACGATAAGTTGGACGACGTTGCTACATTGATTCGCTTTCCGGATTTCGGAGCTGGCTTCTTCTTAGGTTTTTGGTTGGCTTGTTCGCGTTCCTCGAACCCATCACAGAAATCGGTTAGAAGGGCGAATAGATGAAGCGCCTCATCGTTGTCGAGTACTTTGTCTTCTAGATAAAGTTCAACAGTTGCTGCCAGCTCTTTAGTTTTCGGGTCTTCTTTTGATTCAGGGTAACGCTTAAACCATGCGCGAAGTTTTTTTGATTCTTCTAAATCAACAACGTCATCTTCTAGAATCTTATCGGCTAGGTTGTAGAGCGCTTTTTCTCTGCGTGGTGTTAGCAGTGTTTGCGGAACGCTAGGTTCAACGGTACTGCGAATGGTCTCTGTTGGCTGGGTTGGATTCGCATGTTCAGATGATGTAGATACTGGTTTTATTTCTAGGTTTGTCCCAGCACTTTTTGGTTGGCTAATAATCGAATTTTCTGTATTAGTCTTCTGAATGGACTTCTTAAATAGTATAAGTAGGCCGTTGCATGCAAAAAAAACTAACAGAGCCATGATGTTAAATGTAATTAGATGGGACAGATCATTTGAATCTGGTGAGATGGTAATCCCCAAATACAACAAACACATAAAGGCAGCCCAAAGCGTAGATAAAATCTTTACCCACATTGGATGATCGCCTTTGTAAACAAAGAGCACAAAAGGAACCGGCGCCACTACAGTGCCTATTTTAAGCCACGGTTTCATTCCTATCTCCTAGCCAACCAATTTATTAATTAATCTTTCTTCAAAGTCACAGCTACGCGGCCAATTACTTTAATATCGTGTTCAGATACTTCTATCGTGCTATCACCAAATGCGATCGCTAGTTTCTTACCTGGCAAACGCTGAACGTGGTTTAGCGATAAGCGCCCATCAACATCAATCAGATATTTACCAGAAACAGCATCTTTCGTGCTTTTGTCTAGTAAATAAATGGCCTCGTTCGTCTCTACCTCAATAACGCTTGAGTGATCCAAACCAAAACTATTCATTCGTCTAACGGGATAAGGAATCTCGCCAGTCTCAAGCAATTGCCCATTTGTTAAGCAGAAGCTTTTGATGATGACAGAGTTTGACTGCGGATTTATCGAACGTTCCGAACTAGGATAATTATCCGATTTTTTTTGAGTATCAGAATTTCTATCCTCTGGTCTCAAAGCAAGTTCTTCGAGAGGGATTCCCTTTGCTAAATGAAGCCTAACCATTAACTCATGCGATGTTCTGTCATGTGCATTCCATGTAGTAAATGTAGATTTGGGTACTCCCAAGATCTCACTTAGCTCTTCTAGGTTGCGACAATTTAAGACCTTTTTGAGATTGTCAGTGAAGTCCCGACCTTTTTGGTACTCGTACGGCAATATTTTCTTGTTCTCATTCATGCTCAAATAAGACCTGGCTCTAAAAAATCTCATTCAAATGTTGAATTATGTCAAATAAGACCTTGCAACTATGTCAAATGAGATCAATAATCCCTGTGTACCTGATTAGTGCGAATAATCGTGAGTACAGTGAAATGTTATTAAATCAACTGAGTAGGATACCACCATGTTGTCATACAACCCAGTATTACCCGTGCCATTTGTGACGTTTGAAGAGTACTCACGTGCGACTGGAATGCCGATTGCTACGATTCGAGACTACGTTCGTAAAGGTCGCATCATCATCCAAGAAAAAGCCGCCCCAAAACAAAAGCCGTTAATAAACCTCATTGCAATGAACGAGATAGCCGCTCGTGAAGCACTTGCAAGACTAGGTTAGGGCATGTGCATTTCCTCTCTGATTCCAACCAAAACTTACTGCCCGCTTTGGCTTCATTTATTCGCCTGGGCAGTCATTTGCATTCCAACGTTGCTATAAGGATTGTCAAACATGGACGCAAACATCGCCATGTGCAGATTACGTGAGGCCAAACAAAACGCGTTTGACGAGGCGTGCTGCGCATTTGCAACCAATCACAACATGGCAGGATTAGCCAGAAAGATGGACATGGGCGAAACCATGCTGCGCAACAAGCTCAACCCAGAGCAGCCGCACAAGCTATACGCCATCGAGTTAGCCTGGTTGTGTTATCACTCCGGTGACTACTCAATCCATAACGTTCTTTATAGCAACTTAGGCACCGTGACCGTGGCGCTGCCACAGGAATCAGAACAGAAAAACTTCATAGAGCGCACGCTACTCAATAACGCGCTAAGCGGCGAGCTTTCTGGCGATGCAATGCAAATGTGCACCGCAGAGCGCCTGCCGCGTTCAACCAAAAACAAGACCTTAGCCAAAGCGCACGCTGCACTTGGCAACCTTGTTTTGATGATTTCCGATCTAGAGAACCGCACTACGGGCTTACAGCCACTCATGCAAATGGGCACAGATTTCCTAGCCAACGGTGCACCACTTCCGGGTTTAGCCTAAGGAGAACCAATGAGTCAGTTAGCTATTCAACAAGAACAATTGCAACAAGCACCAAACGCCAACGAGAGCATTGCCGCTTGCAAAGCGCTTTTCAACGGTTCCGCTACACGCAGTAAGTTAAAAGAATTGTGGGACGGTATGCCACCTCGTTTTCGTGGCATGGTATTGATTGCCGGAGATCTTAAAGCTTCGGAGCACGTCCGTGAGTTCGATAGCTTTAACGATTTGGAACTACACAAAATCCGCAACGGCATGCAACAAATTAAAGAAATCGCGACGTTATTTGATCGCAATGTCGGCGATGTTCGTCGCCTCAAGCACTACCAATTCAGTAATACCCATTAATCACCAAGCCAGCCTTTGCCCCCGCTGTATCTATTAAGGATGGGGGCCTTTTTTTCGTCTTAGCGTAGGAGCATAGAAGATGAATACCGAACTTAAACAAGCACAAGAACTACATACCGAAGCTGTTGAAATGCTTCGCCAATCTCGCCAAATGCACGACCTAACAATGAGCAACCAGCGTAGTCTTGTGTATGCACTAAGTTGTTTGCTTCCAAAGCACATGGTCACCGTTAGAGCGGATTTCTCTGACCAACCGGAAAATACAGCAGAGCAAATTGCCGACAACGCACGTTGCGTATTGGAAGCAATCGAAAAGCGTGAAGTTTATGACATCGTTCATGCCATTAATGTTTTGGCAATGGCGAATACGGAAGTACTACTTGTATTTACTGAGTTTCGTGCTGCATACAGCATGTTTGAAGTTCAAGTTTATGGTCTGGGAAATGAAGCTAACACTGGGTTATTTATGGCTGAGGTTGATTTAACTGCAGTCGATGCACTTCAAGTGTTACTGCATATTGAGAGCAACGTAACAGAACTAATCATTGAAGCGCGTGAACAAGCCGAAGCTAAAGCGGAGGTGGCAGCATGAGCATCCTAACTATCTACCGCAAAGACTTAGAGTTTGGTCTTCGTTGCGAAGGTTTTACTTCTCGCAAAATCGAGCAATTTATCCGTGTTTTCAACCCAGTTGAATCAAGCCAAGGCGTGATGTTAGAGCTTGATTCTACTCGTGCAATGTTGGTGAACGTAAACGGCACAGAACAAGGTTTGTGTCTGGAAGACTTCATCACCGCATGGTGGGTTTACTGGGTAGTGGTATTTAACCAGTCCACAGACAACGCAACACACCATCAGGCCATTGGTGCAATCCGCGCTCTTTTCTTTATCTCTGCATGCACGAAAAGCACAAGCCAAAACACAACCATGCAAACGTGGTGGCGCGACTGTGAACCTCTGCATGGCTACGCAACGTTGGAGGCTATCTAGATGGAATATGCAGCAATCATGCTTTGCCCTTATGGTGGTGTTGTTCGCCATGAAGACACTCAAGAAGTTGCCAATGTAATGGTTGGCGACTTCGACTCACTAGACCAAGCGATCGAACAGGCATGTGTTTCCCTTAGTTGTACTCACCTAACCAAAGGCGTGTTGAGCAAGGGCAACGGTAAAGGTGGCTTTATGTTGGTTACGACTCAGGAATTGGAGGCGGTATGAAGAAGTTAACGTCTTATGCAAAAAAATATATCCGAAAACAAATCAAAGAAGGGGATTTGCCTTCTATCACTGCTGTTAAACAACAAATTGCAGCAGTCAAGAAGGCAAAGCAGTAAATCTACTTCCTGAACATAGCTCTAACTGCTTCTATTTTTTGTTCATAGTCAGGATCATTTTCTGGATATAAATCATAGAACTCTTCTTCGGGAATTATGAATACGCAATCGAATCCATCAACTGAGTCAGAGTTTTTATTGATGCAAAGCAGCTCTAGCTCTTCGAGGAAGTTGGTTATTGATACGAATTCATTTAATCCGGTAGTAGTAATCGTTCTATATGGGCGAATAGGATTGAGATATTTCTTTGGTTCTATTGGCGGGAGGATAGCGATTGTCATTTCTTTACCGCCAACCGAATCTGAGTTGTCTTCGATGAAATCTTCAACTAGTCCATCAAAGTAGTTGAGATTAAATGAGTCGTTCAGAAGTGTAGTTTTCATATATTCCAGCCTTTGTAATTGTATTTTTTGAGATTAACACATTGAAATCGCTAACCGAACCCACTGAAATCGAACTATTAGACTTGGATAAGTTCGGTTTTGACCATGACTACAAACGTGCTGCTTCTCTGGCTTGTCAAAGTTGGGGAAGCTTGCACGTTTTTCCGCAAGTGCCAAAAACACTAGCGGATGCTTGCTTTGGTGCAAGACGTTTTGATGAGTCGCAAGAACCTGACGACCTGAGCGTGCTCGAACGTAAACTGTTTGAAGCAAACCCAGATGATTTTGAGTGGACGAAAGGCAAAATCCAAGGTCTGCCAGATTACTTAACTAAGTACTTTGTGACTCGCTACATTTCTGTTTTCGAAAAGAAAGGTCGTAGAGAAGCAAACATCTTTTTGCGTGAACGAATGGGGCCAGCTGCTGATCGCGCCGTTATAGTTTTACGCAAATACAAAAAGCTACCAACAACCCAAAAGGTTTCTTTGCTCAGTGAAGAATCAGATAACACTGACCAAAGCGACTTTACATCTGCACACCCAGAGATTGCTAAACCGCAACTTCGCTTTGATTTCGACAAGGCGGAGAAAAACCGCAAGCCAGTAAAAAGCCGTATCTTGGCAGAACTAGAACAAGACGAACTCAAAGAAATGGCGTTCAAGATTGGCAAAATCATGAATGCTCGTTTCCAAATCATCTCTTCTAAGTTGGCAAGTATTACCGAAGCTGAACTGGAAAAGGACAAAACGTTCTGCCCTATTGTTGAGGGTTATCATCAGCTAGCTGCTTTCACTTCCGAATTCGGCATTAAGCCACCATGTAAATACAAAAAGCAAAATGAGTTGTCTGCTCTGCAAGATATCTCTCGCATGATTAGCGAGAAGTGGTGGCTTGGTCGTTTGGTGAAGGCGCGAAAAATTATGCGCGAACACCTAGCGATTGCTATGGGGCAAGTATCTTCAAAAGCCTCTGCTTATGCGTCTTGGGATTGTGTTCGTGAGCACCAAGAGCAACAAAAGCGTAATTGGGAATACATCAAGCAGTGTGAACTTTTCGACGAAGAAACCGAAGAAAAAGCAGACCTGTCCGAAATGGTTCTGAAAAGCGTGTCTAACCCAGCCATTCGTCGTCATGAGTTGATGGTGCGTTGTCGCGGTTGTGAAAACATCGGCAATGAGCTTGGTTTACAAGGTTTGTTCCTAACGTTAACCACGCCATCTAAATACCACAACTCCTATAAGAAAGGCGGTTTCATTGAGCATTGGAACGGTGCTAGCCCACGAGAGGCGCAAGCATACTTAAACAATGCTTGGCAGCGTATTCGCGCCAAGTTAGGCCGTGAAGAAATTCGTTGGTTTGGTGTTCGCGTTGCTGAGCCTCATCACGATGGAACACCTCACTGGCATTTGCTGATCTGGGTAAAACCGGAAGAAGTGACGCAAGTGCGTGACATCTTTATTTCATACGCTACCAAAGAAGACCGTGCAGAACTGCACCCGCAATACGAAAAGGAAAAGCAAAAGCCATTTCGTAAGTGTACTTATGTTGGTCCTATGGATTACCGCCCACGTTGTGACTTTGGCTATATCGACCCAGAGAAAGGCACAGCTACGGGATACATCGCTAAATACATTTCTAAGAATATCGACGGCTTTGCTATGGACGATGAAGTTTCTGACGAAACAGGCAAATCCGTTAAAGACATGGCCAAGAACGTCAGCGCTTGGAAAAGCCGCTGGGCGATTCGCCAGTTTCAATTCTTCGGTGGTGCACCGGTTACGACTTACCGTGAGCTGCGTCGATTCGCAAGCCAAAACAAAAAAGCCTTTATGGAATACGTGTTCATGCAAGAACGCGCTGACCTGTTGGATATGTACTACATGCTGCACCGCTATGTGGTTGGTCCGGTTAAACCTGATCACCTGTTAACCAATAAAGAGTTGGTAGACGTGATCGGCAAAAACTACCAGGCACGAATCCAATCTGATGAAGCATGCATCGTAGATACGATGAAAGCGGCAGACCATGGCAATTGGCAAGGCTACATCATGGGGCAAGGTGGTCCATTCGTTAAGCGCGAAGATTTGCTGATCACAAACTCATATCAAGTTCTTCCTTTTGCGTCTCCTCACGGTGAGGACGTTCGCAAGATTGAGGGTTTCCAAACACCGGAAGCGGTCGTTAAAACTCGCACTAAGGTTTGGACAATTCAAAAGAAATCAAAGGTAGAAGCAGAAGCTGAAGCGATCACCCAAGGAAGCGCAGCGACCGCAATTGGTGCCTCCGGCACCTCTCGGAGTTCTGTCAATAACTGTACGCAGCATCGCGAGGTACAGGTCAGCGATCAGCTCACCCGAATTTTAGACCCGGTGAATAGTCGGGCGAATAATCCGCCAAATATTGATGAAACGGCACTGGCCGCACTGCTAAAAGGCAGCTCAATTCGCATCGACGATGCAACCAGTATTCAAATCCGCCCTGCGGAGGTAGACGAACACGGCAATAAACGTCCGGCGCAGCTGGTCGAAGTAAGCCGTGCACCTGCAGATGATCTGAAATGGATGGATTTCGAAGGTTGGGACAAGGTATTCGCTCAACCAGAAAAGCAAGAGTATCAACAACCAGACCTGTCGTTCTTCCCAGATGGGGACGACTGGCCGCTATTATGATTTATATTCACATAAAAAAGCCACTCAAAAGAGTGGCTATATGATTAGTCTGCGTCGGTTGCTAATGCTTGAAAGTTAACGCTTGGTAGCATCACAGGGTCATAACCAGCATTTAGTAACGTTGTACTTATAAACGCTCGCATGTAAGGGTAGGCTATAGCCGGAGCATTTACCTTTGGGAATAGTCCATCAATAAATTCTTGGGTTATTGGTTCATCTAGCCCAAATACAGCGACATATTTTAAGTCAAGTAAATGAGAAGGAACGTCAGTTTGCGAGCCAGCTTTTTCGACATTTAATTGAATGTCGAAAATAATTTGAAATGAATCATCGCTTTGCTCGCTAAACGCAGAACCAACTGATAAAGGAAATCCTTCAGTTTTTTCTAACCCTTCGTGTGCTTCTATAGAAAGGGACTCAACAAACGTGCTTTTTAGTCGTAGTCTCATAATTTACTATGCCGCAAATCCTAAGTTTTTAGTATAAGCATCATTGAGATTAAGGTAGAAGTTTTCATCATTCTTTGCAGTAACCTTTATAGTTGTCGTAACCAAAGGAATGCTCTTTGGAGTAGATACTACATCATACTTAATGCCTTCTTCTAAAAACTCATGAGCTAGAGGACCTTTAGCCTCATATGATAATAATTCAGCTAATACGTCTTCTGGTGATGTTGCAGCAAGTTCTTTTTCTAATAATGCTAATCTTTCTTCAAAACTTAACATAACATACCCCATTTAATTCGTTTTAAATTGCTCATCATATTCTTTCGGGTGATCAAACCCTTTCAAGCAGATTCTATCTTTAGCTTTGTCAAACACGCATAACTGCTGTCGTGTGACTAAGGATATTTCTTCACCACTGCTACTGAACTCCGGGTCAACGAAAGGGAGTTTAGACAAACTCTTACCATCTTGTGCTTTTATAGCTGAGTAAGGGAAAATGTTTTCCCGTTCTCTCAAGAATCTAATTATTTGATGTACAGTGACATTTTTTTGTTCTTCTTTTGGCAGCGATTTGAGGACCATTTTTTTAAAATGATGAAACTCAAATTGATGCGCAACATTACCGACTAGATCTAGTAATTCAGTTTTTTCACACAAACTAATGTCGAACTCGCCGATGACTTTTTCGTCTAGCGGCATGCTGTTTTTACGCCATTGTCTGGCCCAATAGTTACAGTCGGTCCAAAAATAAAACCCTTGAGTCAGCCACTGGTCTTCACCGTCACCACTTTTGAACGGGATGTTCTCTACAATGTGATCGTAACCACCCTCGTTTTTACAAGCATGGAATCCTTTATACATATACTGAGTCATTAGTGGCTGTTTTCTAGAAAGTTATTATTTTTGTGTCTGTGTACTACTTTTCTTAGGTCACAAACTATACATCAACATAAAACTGCAAACAATGTGGATACTGTCAAATCTTACCAATATGCATCAACACTCATTAATATTCATCACATTTCATTGGTTATTATAGTTCACATTAGATTTATCGCTTTTGATGTCGATCCGATAGAAGCATAAGTTTAGATAGACATCACAGTACGTCTTGCTTTTCAATAGATAACATCGAAATGAGAAAATGTTGCGCAAAAGTTTAGTTATAACTAACTAATTCCCTGTTGCCAAAACAATGCTCATTGACATCAAGACAGCTGATCGTAACTATAAATACACCCTCCTTCCAAAATCCCTCATCTGAATTTTTTCAATTAAGCATAGCTGCGCCATTAACACGGTTACCCAATCCCGCTAGCTCGATTTCTAGATTGTTTTTGTGATTTGCATCAACTTTATAAGGCCTTGCGCGATCTGGAACCTAAGTTAGCTTGTTTTGGTAAACAACGCATTTACGCAGTTAGGAAATGCTTTACCGCCTGTTTAAATGATGTAGCAGCGTGATTTCTATTAACTCGAAGTAACAAAGGAAAATTCTTAATGAGTGAATTATGTCTAAAAACTACTGTAGAAACCTGTATGGATATACAGTATATTTCACTGGTCATTGGTAAGGGTGTTGATATGTCGAATAAAAATCAAAACGATATCATGTTGTCTGCGTTAGAAATCGTCATTGATGGCGTAGCAAATAGTGAGGCGACAGAGAGAACTCGAGCAGCAGGTGCGTACATAGCAGGTTTAATACTGGCGGATGCGAAAGGGCAGTTGGACTCCAAAAAACAAAAAGCCATCTTGAGTATTATCGAGATGGCTTGCGAAACGGAGAGTACTGCTTTTATGTCGAATTGATTTACAACATAGATAGTTGGTGTTTGAGCTGTTGCCGTGCCTCTGGCGGCAACGCCTTACACAAGTTGAATGCCAGTTGGCTTGTCGTTTTTGCCGATGGGCTCAACGTATGGCTATAAGACAAATTCATCACAAACGTGTGCCCACATTCGGGGTCACTGCAACTGCAATACAAATCTGAATGACTGTTGGTTAGGCGGTTGGATTTTTGGATACGGCTTTTGCTTCCACACTCTGGGCACAACACTCTCATAGTAAACACCTAGCTTATTGACTGACCTAATAATCATACGCCAATAAGCTGTGTATTTGTACAGTCTAAAACGAAAGTTTACGCAGCATCTCCAACAGTCAAATCAAACTGCAAGTGAAGGTTCGGCGGGATCTCTGGGTCATTGTTCACCGCATCCATAAAGCGCTTACATACCGGAATCACTTCATACTTATCGTACACATTACTCACCTTGATTGGGTCGGGGATGGTGCCGCCTGTTTGGGAGAACATGCCACCCATGCCGGTTGGGAAACGGTGGCCAACAAACACATCCTGAGCTGTGATGTTTTTGATTCGCTCAAACTCATCTTTTGTGGCGATATCACCAACCGGAATCAGTTGAATGCCTTTCTCTTTGCCGTTTGGAATGTTCACAAACATACTGCGAAAATTACCCACGCCCTTAGAGCTCTGGATTTTTTGGCGCAACGCTTCTTCGTCTTTTTCATCCAGATTCGGGTCCGTTGCGTAGAAAATGAAACCCATGTGCGCACCGTTCAGGTAATAACGGCGGCGAAATAGCGTAGCATCACGGTTTAACAAGCTGCTTTGAATGCTGCCCAAGTAATCGGGTAAACCATACACCTGTTGTTGTGGGTCATACTGAGGGATGAAAACCACATCCTTTGCTTTGAACACTTTCTTCTTGTCATTGCCAAGGAGCTGGACAAAATCACCGTTTCTGCGCTTTCGCATGTGTACCATTGGCAATGGGTGTAAACCAATCACCTTCTTAAAGTGATTTCGCAGTTTAACAAACGCCGCCATCCCTAAACCGAAGTAATCCCACGTAGCGTTATTCATTAAGAACATGGACATCGCCCCACCTTGCGAGAAACGTCCGGCGACATAGTTTGCTCGTGCTTTGAGCAATGAGCCGTGATAGCCATTGGCATTGGCAATATCAGCCAAGCCTTTGAGTGAGATTGGTGTTTCCCAGTAGTCTTCCATATCGTTGTAGACCAACTCACAGTAGCGGGTCATCCAACTGTTGGTATCAACAGGTTCGGGAGTCGGGTCGAAACTATATACCGATTTTGGTTCGGTTGGCGTATCTGCCGTTTCGGTTTGAATCATTTGCTCTGTCATGCTGCTAATTGCCCTTGTTCTGCGGAGAATGACCAACGCGATTTGCGTTTAGTACTGTGGTCGAGAGGTTCGTTAATGAGTGCGTGAGACAATGCCCAGAAGTCATCGGCATGACCAACCAACTCGCTTCGGTCTGCTTTGAACGTCATCATGTTGCCGCTGTTGGTCGATGTGCGTTTGATTGCCATAAATGACATGGCGGTTTCTTTCATGTTTGCGTCAAACTGCAAACGGTTACCGTCAATCACATCAATCATCTTCATCACCAAGCGGTTTTTGTTTTCGTTGGAATAATGAATGGCCACGGTTTCGCGTGGGTGCTTGTTGTACAGTAGGTCGTAAACACCTGCACCAATGCCTGTGATATCAATCCCGAGGTAAGTCACATTGAAGCGTTTGAAGACTTTGCTGATCTCATTGGCTTGATGTTGGAAGCTCAAACCACGCCAATTGTGTTTTTCCAGTATGCGGAATTTCTCCACGGCAACTATTGGAGGAGCGACGACCATCAACACGGCATTGTCTCGGGTCCGTGATGGGTCATAACCTAGCCATACCTCTCGGCTACCAAATGGTCGCGCTTTCTTGACGTCGTAGTCTTGCCAAATAGAGGAATCCACCATGCACTTTTGAATCTTGTTGAATTCAAAGATGGAGCTGGCACCGTCAACGAAAATACACATGAAGAGGTTGTTGAAGTCGGTTTCACTGTACTCTTCGCGCAGTTCGTCAATATCAAACAAGTCACAACCACCTGCGGCGGCATCTTCAATGGTGACTACGTAACGCCATTGTTTATCGGGACATAAACGACCGCCCTTGCGGTAATCTTCGAATGTCGGGAACTCGATATTCTTGCGTGTGTCTTTACCCTCACGCCATTTGTCACCCGTCCAGAATGGATAAGCGGGGTGCATTTTGGTGGATGGTGTAGAGAAGTAGGTTTTGCGCCACTTCTTATGTGTCGCCATTGCCGATGCAACTTTGTTCAGCTCGTCAAACTTACCAATCCAAAAGTATTCATCGACATAAACGTGACCGTGGTAACTCTGCGCCGTTTTGCCGTTGGTAGAAAGGAAGTGAAGTTCAGCCCCGTTCGATAAGGTGATCGGGTTGCCTTGCAGTTCAAGGTTTAAGAACTCCTTGGCTAGCGAGATGATGTAACGACGAAATACCTCTGCTTGTGCGCGAGAAGCGGATAAGAAGATTTGGTTGTCACCAGTAAGGATGGCGTTTTCTAGCGCTTCACCACTGAAATAGTAAGTAGCACCAACTTGGCGAGATTTAAGAATGTTACGAATACGTTGATGCAGGTTGTTACGCATAACCACCTGGTATTTAAACAAAGAGTCATGCCAAAGCTTGAAACACTCTTCGGTGATCTTGCTGACATCATTCTTTCCTTTCTTCTTCGACTTACCAGAGCTGCTATTGCTGTTTGAATCGTCTTTAGCTTGTTTGGCGTTGTTGCCTTTTTCAGACGGATTGGCGGCAGGTTTTGGTGTTTCAGAGGCGCGGAGTTTCTTAAGTTTGACGTGATGGTCAATCAGCCGATCGAGCATATCCAATTGCGGTTTGCTTGGGTTTTCAATCTCAAGCAAGGTTTGGATACGATTCGCGATAGCTTCATCAATCGTTTGTTCACGCAACATATCACGCCAACCAAACTTATCCGCCCAATAGTAGATGATGCGATCGTTATTGAGGTTCAGTTCGTCGGCGATTTCACGTGGCGTCCATGCCTTCAAATAGAGGGCGCGGGCGGCTTGTCTGATTTCGGGAGAATATGCCATAAGCGAATGATACGCCCCGAAAACACCTTGATTCGCCTACAAAAATTCCTTCCTTTTCCAGTTTTTCAAATATCCGAATTCACCCGAACACAAGTTGCTGAAAGCCTAAAAACTTGGGCGTATTGTTGCGGCATCTAAAGGCAATTTCGCATTAACCAGTAAGAGTGTTACCACATGCCAAAAACCAGTGATTGGGTAGTGGTTGCCACAGAAGGCAACACAGTAGACGGAAGAAAAATTGCCGCATCTTGGATTAAAGATATGGCGGAGCAGTATTCGAAAGAAGAATACACAGCTTTAATTTGGCCGGAACACTACCGCAGTGATTGGACACAATACAAAGGCAAGAACTGGGGCATTGTTGAAGAGCTAAAAGCAGAAGAGAAAGACGGCAAACTTCGCCTGTTCGCCAAGCTGACACCTAACCAATTCTTGCTAGAAGCAAACAAGGAAGGTCAGAAGCTATTCACTTCTATCGAACCAAATCCCGACTACAAGGGTGAGGGGCGTTGTTATCTTGAAGGTCTAGCTGTGACTGACTCCCCAGCCTCTACAGGTACAACGCTACTCAAATTCTCACGCTCTAGTAATGGGCAAGAAACGACTTTGGAATCTGACGCATTAGAAGAGGTCGATTTTTCTCAGTGCTTAACACGTTTCGATCGTTTCTACTCGTTTTGTAACCACATCTTTAGTTCTGAGCATGAGCCAGAACAATCAGTAACACCTCAACCAGAGGATGAAGAACCAATGAACAAAGAGCAGTTCGCCAAAGTGATGTCGGCAATTGAAGGCATCGGTAACAAGCAAAATGAACTTGAAGAGAAGTTCAACACGTTTGGTAAAAATACGCCCGAAGCGCCAGAAGATGACGAAAGCAACCCAAAGCCGGAAGGTTTAACACCGGAGCAGTTTTCGACACTAACTGAGCAACTTGAAGGCATTGCGACTAAGCAAGGTGAGTTGGAAGAGAAGTTCAACCAACTGAGCCAGGAAGTACCAGACCAACGTCCTGATCCTGCGCCTGCGGGTGACGATTACATGCCTGTTTAATCACAGGCGCTTGAAAAACTAACCAGGAGCATCGCGTAATGTCGCAGATTCTTACTCAATCAGCTCGCGAGAATATGGACCACTTCGCTCAGAAATTAGCGAAAAGCTATGGCGTTACAAGCGTCGAGCAGTTGTTCAACGTCTCGCCACAGCTAGAAACCAAACTCCGTGCAGCGATTTCCGAGTCTGCCGAGTTTCTAAAAATGATCACTGTTACCACCGTTGACCAAATCGAAGGTCAAGTGGTTGATGTGGGTGTGAGCGGCTTGTATACGGGTCGTAAGGCTGGCGGTCGCTTCCAAAAACAAATCGGTGTTGGCGGTCACAAGTTCAAACTAGCAGAAACCGACTCATGTGCAGCTATCACGTGGGCAATGCTATGTCAGTGGGCAAACCAAGGCGGTCGTGATCTGTTTATGAAGCTGGTATCGCAGTTCTCTAACCAAATGTATGCGCTAGACATTATGCGTATTGGTTGGAACGGTGTGTCTGCCGAAGCAACAACTGACCCAGAAGCTAACCCACTAGGCCAAGATGTTAACGAAGGTTGGTATCACTTTGTGAAGACTCGCAAAGCAGCTCAAATCGTTGATGTTGATGTGTATTTCGATGCAAACGGCGATTACAAAACACTGGATGCGATGGCGTCTGACATCATTAACAACCAGATTCACCCAATGTATCGCAATGACCCTCGCTTAACGGTATTCGTTGGCTCTGGTTTGATTTCTGCTGCGCAATACAAACTGTATGACGCTGCTGATAAACCAAGTGAGCAAATCGCGGCGCAAAAAGTGGATAAAACGATAGCTGGTCGCCCAGCATACGTTCCACCATTTATGCCAGACAACGCAATGGTTGTGACGATTCCTGCAAACCTACAAGTGCTAACGCAGCACGGTACTGCGCAGCGTAAAGCGAAGCACGAAGAAGACCGTAAGCAGTATGAGAACTCATACTGGCGAATGGAAGGTTACGCAGTGGGTGTGTTGGAGGCGTTCGCCGCTTACAACCCAGAAAAAGTCCACATTGGTCCTAAACCTGCTGCATAGAAGGTAAAGCATGAACTTATCCCCTGCAATGCGCCATAAGTTGGCGATGGCTGAAAAGCAAAACACAGTGGCAATCGCTGCCACTGTGCCAAGCCCAGACAGTTTGCACTTGCGCTTAATCGAGTTTGAGCAAGACAAACTTAAGTTGAAAGACTTCGTTCAGATTTCGGAAAAGGTCAACTACAAGCGTGACGTACTGATCCCGAAATACAAAGAAGTCGCAGAGAAGTACTTAGCGGCAGGGGAAAGTTATCAAAACCCAATTTTCACGGATTTGATTATTTGGCTGTTTGATACCAAAGACCTTGAAACCGCGATTGATTGGCTGTTCAAAGCCATCGAGTTGGACTTGCCAACGCCGGAGAACTTCAAACGTTCTAGTTGGGCGGTGGTATGTGGTGACTTTGTCCTCGAATGGGCAGAAAGACAACTACCTAATGGACACTCGATTGAGCCGTACTTCTCTCAAGTGTTCGAGAAAATCGACAAAGAGTGGAAGTTGCCAGAGAAGCTTGAAGCCAAATGGTACAAGTTTGCGGGTTACGGGTTGCTGCTTAATGAAAAAGGTGATCCACAACCAAGCCAAATCGGTGATTCAGAGCAATTAGAGAAGGCGAAAAAGCTGCTCGAAATTGCCCATGAAAAGCACGACAAAATTGGTGTTCAAACCAAAATCAAGCAAATCGAGATGCGACTTAACGCACTCGCAGAAGGCAAAAATTTATAGCGTTTGTCTATAGACAGACTCCTACGCCACCGCACCTCGGCTGGCGAGGTTGGAATAACCTGCGTGGTTCATTCTAAACCGTCGACCCAGTGGCTAGAGGTGCCCTAATTCAGAAAGAGCTAAGGAAACGTTATGAGTTTTGGCGGCAAAGTTAACAGCGCACCAAATACCACCATACCAGGTGAAGGTTGGGTGGATTTATCCACCGATGAGTTCCGCAAGCTGCGCCGCATTCCTCATACGTTCGATAACGATTCACTGGCTCATGCGGTGTCCATCGCCGCGCTAAACATCCAAGGTCGATTGGATAACCTGACCGAAAACGGCGAAATACCGACATTCAGTGGCGCTAAAGCCCTGTTGTACAAGCGAGCGGTTTACGGTCGTGCACACGCTGAGTTGATTAAAGAGTTCGCCACGCAAGACCGCCGCAAAGAAGGCGAAAGCGTGGCAACGGATGAACCGGAACAAGAGGCACGTTTTCTCGCACAAAGCACTCGTGATGTGCGTGAGTTACTTGGGCTGAGTTCTAACGGGATTGAATCACTATGAGCGATACCACTTACAACAAAACCAAGCTTGAACACCTAACGGATTACATCGTTAGCCACCTCAATTCAAGCGTACTTGATAACAAGATAGAAGCTTGGCAAGAGAGGGCTGCAATTGTTGTAGATGGTGAAGACCGAGGCAATGGCGGTCACATCGCCGCTTATTGGCGATATGAAGCAATCATCTCGATTGAAGAGTTTCCTCACCGCTTGTTAGACCCTCGAAACGTGTTCGCGTTGCTTGCGTGTTGGTTGGCTGACTATGACAGAGAAAGGGATATTCACGAACTGGATGATCCTGAAATCACAGTAGATGTGATTAACGAAGAAAGCGCAGATGTTCTGATCGAAATCGAAATGATGGAACCCATCGAAATGATTCCTGATGAGCAAGGTTTGATTACTTGGCGCAACCAAAAATATCGAGTTCAAGCTGTGCCAATTGATGTGGCTGAAGAGTACGAGCTGAGCAATGAGAATTGAAGTTGTCGGTGAAGATGCAATTAACGCTTCGAAAGCACTTGAAGCGCTGATGCTATCAAAGAAAAAACGTACTTGGATACTCAAAGACTTGGGGCGTTGGGAACGAAGAATGACGAGAAGTCGCCTTCGTCGCCAAAAAGACATCGACAACATCAAATTTGAGCAGAGGAAAAAAGGTGAAGGTGCGGTTCTTACTTCATTTCAAAACGGGATGGAGCCTTATGTTCTAAATGATTCGACCGTGCTTGATTTGACTTGGGACATAAAGAAAAAAGCGAGAAAAGCCAGTGTTCATCAACAAGGTATGACACAGACCGTTACCGCAAGAGAACACATCAAAGAACAGACTAAGCGCCGAGGTGAGCCTGATTACGGTGCGCCTTGCACGAAAAAGCAAGCAATCGCGCTAAGGCGTCTTGGTTATCGAGTGAGACGTAAAGACGGTAAAGGGTGGAATAAACCGAGTGTTAGAAACCTTGAGAAGCGTCTTACGTTGGGGCAAGCAGGACTCATTATTCGAATGATGAGAACGGGTAAGAGTAAAGGTAAGCAGTCTTGGAAGGTGAAAACTCCTCAGCGTCAAATGTTGGGAACTAAAGCCGTCAAAGTGCGAGAAAAGCTTATCAAAAACATCGAAAAAGCGCGTGTGAAGAAATAACCACGACAGAGGACATAACCAATGGCAACCGGAAAGGTAGAGGTTAACAACCTCAATTTAGGACAAGGCGGCATCCCAGAGATTGAACGCCATGTGCTTTTCATCGGGCGCACTGATAAGGCCGAACTGCAAGGCAAAGTGACCCGCATCAATAACATGACCAACCTTGACGAAGTCGTTGCGGACGATGCACTTGGTCAAAACGTGAAAGCGGCCCAAATCAACGGTAAGCAAAACTGGACTGGTGCGATTGTTGGCTTAGCGGCTGACGATACTTGGCAAGCTGCCGTGGACTTAGCAAACCTGACCGATTCGTTCGAAGGTATTGCCATCTGTGACCCAGTTACGGATAAAACTCAGTTCACTGATATGCAATCCAAAGCCACAGAGCTGACAAGCAAACTAGGTCGTTGGGTGTTCTTCCTTGCTGCGTGTCCGAGCATTGTTGCAGAAGGTGAAGGCGCGCAAACGTGGGCAGAGTATGAAACCACCATGATCACCTTGGTGAAAGATGTTGCTGCAAACTTGGTGACTCCGGTTCCTCAACTCAACGGTAACAACGTTGGTGTGCTTGCTGGTCGACTTTGTGACCGCAGCGTAACGGTTGCTGATAGCCCAATGCGTGTGGCGACTGGCAGTGTGCTTGATTTGGGTGACATGCCCACGGACAGCGCAGGCAAAGCCCTAGAAATGAGCACTATTGGCACGTTAGCCGAAGCACGTTACTCCCTGCCGCAATGGTATGCCGATCTAGAAGGTATTTATTGGACGGACGCCACCACGCTAGAAGCGAAAGGCGGCGATTATCAATACCTCGAATACGTTCGCCCAGTTCACAAACTCAACCGTCGTGTGCGCATTAAGGCGATTCGTCGTATTGCTGACCGAATCCTTAACTCGACGCCTGCAAGCATTGAGTTGAACCGCACCTATTTCCGCACGGATATGCGTGAAATGTCCAAAGGTACAGAGATCGCGGGTATCACCTTCCCTGGTGAAATCATGAAGCCACGAGACGAAGACGTCACCATCCAGTGGATGACGAAAACCAAAGTGGTGATCGGTTTGATGGTTCGCCCTCACAACTGCCCGAAACACATTGTCGTCAACATCGCGTTAGACCTAAGCAACGCAGCAGATACGGAGGCGTAATCCATGAGCATGCGTATTTCTGGCAAGAACATGCATTTCTCTTTGGGTGATTACAAGCTCAAAGCAAGCAAGGTGACGTTGTCCATCACGGACAACTCAGCGGTAAACAAAACGAACGGTGTGCCTGATGGCTATGTCGATGGTGACGTAGAAGCCAGTGGTGAAATGGAGCTGACAACGCAGCAGTTCAACCAGTTGGGCAAAGCAGCAAAAAAAGCCGGTTCTTGGCGCGGCCTTCCTGCCTTTGATGGTCTGTTCTACGGAAAGATTGATAAAGACGAATTGAAGGTGGAAGCGTTCGGCTGTCGCATCAAGATTTCTGACCTGCTTGATATCGACACCAACGGTGGCAGCGCGTTGCTTCACAAACTGCCTTTTGACGTGACCAGTTCTGATCTTGTCCATATCAACGGTACTCCTTACCTACGAGAAGACGAAACCGAAGACCTAACGAACTAAGCAGGGGGAACGATGGCAGATGTTATCGACCATGCCTGCGGCCTTGAAGCCAAATTCACTGAAATGGCGCTTGCCAACCAATTGGCAGGGGCGAAGCGAATTGAACAACGGGAAAGCGCACATGAATGCGGCGAATGTGGCGACCCAATCCCAGAAGAACGCCGCCAAAAAGTACCAGGTTGCAAGTACTGCACCCAGTGTCAAAGCGAATTGGAGCGAATGAAACGATGAACTTAGCGAAGCTCTTTATTGAGCACATCATCAAACCAGTCCTTGACCATCTGGATATGGCATCCGGTGGTAAAGGCAAACTCAATACTCAAGCAGCAATCAATCTGATCTTGATGATTATTGCTCATGAGTCTGGAAAGTTTACTTACTCAAAACAAGTCCGTGGTCCAGCGTTAGGTTTCACCCAAATGGAGCCAGCAACGTTCAATTGGCTTATTGAGTGGCTCGGAAAAGGTCGACCGCATTTGCTCGATGCATTGGAGATGTTTGCACCAATTGACGGCTTAGATGCGCGTTACATGGTGATCTCACCTCAGTTTGCGGTAGCGGCGGCGCGGCTTAACTTGATTCGATTCCCAGAAGTGCTACCCGATGCCAATGACCTAGAAGGTTTAGCGCGGTACGCGAAGAAGTACTGGAACACAAGTGCAGGTAAAGCAACGGAACAAGATTACCTGTTGGCATATCAATCCTTGATCGGAGAAGCAGCATGAATTTCCTTGTTGGCATTGTGGGCAAAACCCTACTCGAAGTGTTGAAAGGCCTCGTCTTTCAAATCAGTTGGACAATCATCCTTGAACGCTTCGCAACTCGACTTGTGGTGTGGGGCTTGGAAACCTTGAAAGGTCTAAGCACGAACGATGTTCTTCAAGACACGGTTGACGACATTATCGCGGCGCTACAAGGCAAGCGCTTGAAAGAAGTCCCTCAGAAGGAATAGCAATGGATTCATCATGGGTATCGGCGATTGTGGCAACCGTTGCATTGTTTATCGCCATCATCAATGTGGTTTTCGGCAGAACGGATAAAGGGCAAAGCACCTCACAAGACCATGACCGTCGTATCCATGCCAATGAGCTAGCCACTGAGCGACTGCGTGGCGATGTCGCAGAAAAGTACGCCACAAAGCACGAACTACGCGAAGCCGTAGACGACATTAAAGAATCTATGGACGGTCGATTCGACCGCCTAGAAGCCAAGTTAGATAAGAAAGAGCGAGAAGCAGCATGAAAACAATCGTTTTAACCATCGGTGATGATCTAGAACTTCACTTTGCACCAACAGAAGCGGAATACAGCGACTACATGAGTGAAGTTGCTAAAGGCGAAATCGTTAACTCTGCTCACAACTTCCTGATGAATACGGTAACGGACGAAAGCAAAGACGACTTCCGTGACCTAACCAAAGGTAACCCAGGCGCAGCACTTCAAATCGTTGGGGAAGTTCTGAAGGAATACACGCCGAAGCTGCAAATTAAAGTAAAAAAATAGACGCCCTTGTTCGGGCTATGGATTCCAACGAGCTCGAACAAATGCTTGCTTGGCGACGCAAGTGGTTGCCAAGCGAGACAGACAGCGAAGAGAACCTAGCAAGGGCGATTTGGTTAGAACAGCAGTATTGGAAAGGCATGCAAATCGCCACAGCAAATGGCGTAGCAAAAGCATTTAGCGGTTAGCTTTATTGGGCAAAAGGAAACATCAATGCTACCAGAAGCACTCAGATTCACAGTTGGACTTGTTGACCAGATTTCTAAACCTCTGGGCAACATTCAACGCAACTTGACCGATGTGGCTAACACGTATCGTGATGGCACTCATACCATGGTTGCAGGTGCGGCAGGGGTGGCGGGTGCAGGTTTTGCCCTACAAAGTGCATTGATGCCAGCCATTGAAATGGACCGCGCACTCGGTGAGGTGAAATCACTCGGTGTGGCTGACAATGCATTAAAGGCAATTGCTAAAACCGCGCTAAATTTCAGTGCTGAATATGGTCAAAGTGCCATTGAAGTGATCCGACATTCAGAGGGCATTAAGAATGCCATGGGCGAAATGCCAGCCGATGTGATGGCAAGCGTTACTCGTTCCAGTGCAACACTGGCGGTCGCGATGAAATCTGATGCGGAAACCACAACCCGATTCCTCAAAAACCTTTACGGCAACTATAAAACCCAAGCAGATGCGATGGGTGTTGATGTTTGGGCTGCAAAAGTTGCAGGTATGACAGCAACAGCAAAACAGCTTTATGGTGTCGAAATGGATGCCATAGAAGGCATGGTTGATGGTATGCACTCTTTGACATCAACCTTGGGCGTTAGCCTTGAAGAACAGTTTGCTGTGTTTGGCATGCTGAAAGGGCAAATGTCTGATGGTGATGCGGTCACTCAATACACCAACTTTCTTGAAAATGCAGTAGCAGCGCAAGATGAGTTGGGTGTGTCACTAGTCGGAGCAAACGGGCAATTACTGCCAATGCAGCAGGTTTTAAAAAACTTAGCGCCATTGCTTGAGGGACTTTCTGGCACAGAAGCCCGAACTCTACTTGATGAAGCGGGATTGGGCGACGGTGCATTGATGTTAACCAACCTCGTCAATCGAGCTGATGAATTCGGTAGTAGTCTTGATGCACTTAAACAAGTCAAAGGATTAGATGCTGCGTCAGATATGGCAGCTACTATGACAGACCAATGGCAACGGATGGAGCAAGGTATGTTTGCTATTCGTGCCGCAATTGGTAGTGCGTTATTACCATCGCTAGTGCCGTTGCTATCTTCCCTTGCTGACGGTGCTCAAGAAATTGTTGAGTGGACTCAACTGTTCCCAAATATCACCAAATGGATTGGCTATGCCGGAATTACGCTTCTTAGCTTTGTTGCGATTAACGGTCTGCTCACGATGGCAGTGGGTATCGGTAAGCAAGCTATGGCTTCGTACATCCTAGTCACTAAAGGTTACGGCTTGGCGGTCGCGGGCGTGAACAGCATTTTGAAAGCGTTCAAAGTGGCAATGTTGGCCGCAAACATCGCAATGATGGCAAACCCAATCGGTTTAGTGGTTGGTGCCGTTGTCGCAGCTATCGCCGCAGTGGGCGCCTTGATTTACTACTGGGATGATCTAAAAGCATCGTTCGGCGACACAACATGGTTCCAAATCATCGAAAGTGCGCTTGCTCTTATCATGCTGCCATTCCAAACCCTATTCCAGTTCCTGAAAGCTGGTTGGCAATGGGTAATGAGCGGTTTTACCGACACGAGCGGTTTTGCCTTCATCGGTGACATGGCGAACTCAATGAAAGACATGTTTGCAGGTGTGTTCAATTGGATTACTGAAAGCCTTGCGGGTATTTGGGAGTCGGTAAAAGGGCTTGTTGATTGGATACCGGGTCTTGGCAGTGACGAAGACCTACAAGTGAAATCGTCCTCAATGAATAACGCTTCGCCACGTCTTCAAGTTCAACCAGGTGGCGCGGCGAAGAACATCGCCAATTATCAGACGAGCTCAACCAACTACGGCGGTGTGTCGATTTATCCAACTTACATGAGTAGCCCACAAGACATGGCGACTGAATTAGAGATGGCGGCAGGCTAATGGCGGAATACAAGTACCAAGATATTTTGATTGAGAACGGTGACGTGGTGCTCGATGCAGGTCGAAACCCTATTTTGATTCAAGACCGAGCGGTGATCGCCCAAGACATCAAACACGCCATCATTGAGAGCAACTTAGCGGTGGATTTAATCGCTGAGCGAAGCCCATCAAAGAAAGCAGATATTCGCACCAAGTTGGAGTTGCTCGTTGAAGAGGACGTTCGACTGGTACCAGGTACCGTGCGTTTGGAAGAACCAACCGAAGGCACGATTTACGTGTTCGCAACCACCATTGATTTTGGTGACATGCAATTTGAAATAGTGAACAACGGAGAGCGTTAATGACTGATATTCCAAAACCAGATTATTCCGAACTGGTAAAGCAATCCGGTATTCCAACCGATCAAGCCGGTTGGAAGAAGGTGCTCAAGGAAGAGATGAACAAAGAAGAATGCATCATTTCTAACGACTCGCCGTTCTCTCCTTTCTGGCGCCTCATAGAATCAACAGTGGTTAGCGTGACTCTGTGGCTGATTAACACTCTGTTGGTTGGCTATGTTCTACCAAACATGTTTGTCGCAACGGCGGTTGACCAATGGCTCGACCTGTTGGCATGGCAGTGCAAACTCACTCGAAAAGGCGCGACAAAAGCCAAAGGCATGATCGCGTTTCAGCGTTCAGCGTCGAAAGGCCCTGCTCTGGTTATTCCGAAAGATACTTGGATTCAGACCGAACCAATTAACGGCACCATCTACCGTGTGAAAGTGCTTGCTGATACCACGATGCCAGAAAACGAAACCATGGTAATGGCAGAGGTAGAAGCCGAAAACGAAGGCGCAGGCTACAACCTAGGCGAAGGTTATTACCACATTTTGCCAACGGCGATACCGGGCATTGGTGCGGTGACCAACCCTGCAGAATGGTTGAACGAGGCGGGTTCAGATAAAGAAAGCAATGATGAACTGCGTTTACGTGTTCGCAACCAATGGAGCGCGGTTGCACGATGGCATATTGACGCGGCTTACCGTTCGCTACTTACCAGTCGCGCAGGCATCAACGACGACAACGTGTATTTTGAGCATAACGCCCCACGTGGTCCGGGTACCGCCAACGCGTTAATTCTTCTCGATACGGGTGAGCCTTCATCCGACATGCTTGCCGATTTGAATGAGTACATTCGCATTGAAGGGCAACACGGTCACGGTGATGACCTGCAAGTTCTAGCGATGCCAGAAACCACTCACGATATTAGTTGCCGAGTTTGGCCGCAGCGTTCTTTGACGATGGAAGACCGCGAAGCGTTACGAGTGAAGGTGGAGCAATTCATCGGAGCAGCATTCCGACAAAACACGGACTACTCGCCAACGGTGACCAATCCGGTGCTTCGATTCAGCTTCTCGCGCTTAGGACAAGAGTTACACGCCCAGTTCTCAGAGATTGAATCACTCGAATTTGATAACGCTGACATCATCAACAATCTGACCGTGCCGCGCATTAATACGTTGGAGGTGTCGATTGAACATTCCTGAGATAAAGCTGCGTTACTGGATGGGTAGAGGCGAGCTGGCAAAGTTCGCCCGAGCCATGCGCAACTATTGGGGACATGTAAAGGCGGCATTCGAAATGCCACTGCAACAACATGACCTACTCACCGCACCAATGGCACTGGTGAATATCCTTGCTTGGCAACGTGAGATTGAACGACTAGGGCAAGAGCCGGAAGAGTTATTTCGGATCCGTGTGGCGCATGCCTACGGCTTTGCGCGTGATGCGGGTTCGATTGCAGGTTGGGAAGACATGTTCGCCAAGTTGGGCTATCCGCATATTGGACAAGACGAACGTTTAGTCAATGTGCCTTGGGATGTAATCAGCTTAAAAATCAGAGACGGCGATTTAACCAACGTTCCTAAGCTGCTAGATACAGTAATCAGACAGTACGGCAGAACCTGCCGTCGTTATCAATACACCAGTTATGTAGAAATGCCTTTGGCAGCGCGAAGCAAGAACGTAGAAGCGCAGTATTCAACATCACACATCAAAACTCGACTAAACGTTGGCATGCTTCCAAATGTGCTCAACGTTGATTGCGAATATTACCAAGCCACAGTGAAAGGGTAAGGAATTTTAAAATGGCAAACAGCACCGATAAGTCAATTTTAACCGCCGCAGGTAAAGCACTGTTGGCACAGCTCAACGCAGAAGAAAAAGCACTTGTGATCGACAAGATGATTTTCGCCAATGTGCCGAATCGTCCAGAGTACCCACAACCAGATGATGTGGTACCAACTGACCACATCGTTCACCAAGAACAAGTGGAGCAGCGCGGTCGCCTTTCTGCAGACTCGGTAATTTACAGCACTACTTTGACCAGTGATGTTGGTCCGTTCGATTTCAACTGGACAGGCGCATACTGTTCCGAATATGGCGTGTTGGTGACCATTGACCACCATGCACTCACACCAAAGACAGCAGATGAACCAGGTGTCGCAGGTAATACACTAGTGCGTTCGGTTGTTCTTGAATACAAGGACATTGCCGAAATCACCAATATCACCGTGGATGCATCAAGTTGGCAGTACAACGCTACAGAACGCATGAAGAAGATGGACAGCGATGTCGCGCAATCCATCATCGACCAGAATGGTAAAGACTGGTTTCTCGAAGACGGTTTCTTAGTAACGCCATCGGGCAGCGCATACAGCATCAAAGCGGGTGCGGGTTATGTTTCTGGTAACCGTGTCGCTATGGAATTTGACCGAAGCGTTCAGGTCCCAAACAAACCATCGTTTATCTACATCGACGCGCACCGTGAAGGCACACCAACAGGTGAGCAAGTAACCCTATTCAACTTTGTGGTGACCGCAGAAGAAAAAGACGACTACATCGACTCGTCAACGGGTAAGGATGTGAAGCACTTCGTTTGCAAGATTGCGCAGGTGTTGGCTGATGGCTCTGTTAGTGATTTGCGACCGGAGGGTGAGCAAATTAAAAGTGATACGGAGATAGTTGCGGAAGGAACAGCCAATGGATTTAATTTGTCTAAGTGGATGCTAAGGAAAGGTGTTTCACCGTTCCAATTTGGTGCTAAGGGATACCCACATGATGATACAGAAGCTATTAAAAAGTGCGTAACTTATCTTCAGAATGATGTTTGGATAGACCCAGATAAAATTTATAGCCATTCAGAATTGCAACTGATGCAAAGAAAAGCGAATGAAAAAACAGGGAGACCAAGAGTTTTATTGCTTGATGGTTTGTTTAAATATCGAAAGCAATTGATTGTTATGGGCGGGTTTGAAATTAGCCATGACAACTCTTATGGAGCGTGGGGAAATCTGAATGATTCAGTGGGGCTGTATTATGAAAAGTCTACCGATAATGACATCGCATTATCAACAGCTTATTTCCTAAATGATTCTGATAACCGTATTCCAGTGACAAGCTTTTCTCAAGTAAAAAACTTGAGTGACGATATCGAAAACATCAGAGAAAACGCCACGAACTATAGCAAGAACTTGAAATGGGAATTTCAACTAGGGTGTTCACTAGGAACAGCAATTGGCATGCTATTCACTGCAACTGTTTCGAAATTACCAGAAAGCAGAATAGGAATGATCGATAACTATCCTGATATAGGAGTTATTGGTATTAATACTTGGAAAACGAAATATGGTGATTGTCATTGGTATGCTGGACGGCAAAGCTATGCAATGTTGCGATGCAATGCTTCTTGTATTTTAGACAATATTTATGGAACGACAGTTGGGACAAGCGGTAAACATTTAACGCCAATAAAATCAACAATTACAGATTGGACGGATGTTGCCCTTCCTGCTTACCACAGTTGGTCAGATGTTCAAATAAACGCACTGCAAACTGAATGTCGAGGGCATACGCATCATGTTGTTTTTGACAACAACTCGAAAGCTACGCTTGTTGGTGGATACTATGAAACTCATGAACCAAGCCAAGGAACAAAAGCAGCAATTAGTTGTTACAATAATTCGATGGTTACAGGGATTGGGGGATTTCTTCCAAAATCAAATTCAAAAGGGATAGATCTATACGTAGAAAACTGTGATTCGGGTAGACCATCCACACTAATCAGTCAATTCTGGTATTCATCATCTGGTTTCTTGGTTAAAACAGTAAACTCATCAGCAGACATATATATCAAATCAGTTGGTAAAGGTGGCGAGGATAACTGGGGGCGTTTCTTAACCGATGGTGATGGAACGACGGATTTGAGTAAATTACATGTTGACGCTGTGACACCAAATACTATTAGTTTGAAACCTTCATTGAGATATATTGCGCTGTCAACGGGCAGAACATTTAAGGAATGCCTTGAGCTGTGCCGAATTCATCAAGTTGATTCAATAACATTAGAAGAGGATGTCACTTTAGACGATAACATTGACTTAAACGAGCATCATTCTGACCTTTTAACTATTAACCTGAATGGTTTTAAATTGGAATGTGGTACCTATCGCTTTGATGCTTCTAATAATAAGAAAATACGCCAAGTGAGGGTGAGTGGACCTAGTCAATCTGAAGTAGTTCTACCTGACTCCTACTTTTTGAACGCGGGAGGGCAATCAAGAATGGATTTAACTTTCGATGGAATAAAGGTAACAGGTGAAGGCATGTTATGGGGTAACTACAGAAACATAATAACAGGCTCAATTATTAATATACATAATTGTAACCTTGATGATTTTACATCAAGTAGTTATGCGGGAACGCCAGCTTCTGCGGGAAGCCAAGATTGTATTACTGTTTACTGTAATACGCATAAGGCAAGCGTAACCACCCCTATATTAAATATGAATAATGGTAACTTTTATTCATGAGCAAGCTAACCCTAAACGGCATTCAAATCTCACTAAAGAACCTACGCATTAGCGTTCGCCAACAACTCGCCGGACAGGATATGTCCGGTCAGTCCTCGGCGACTGACCAAGCGGAAACAGGTAACAAGGGTAAAGTGTTGGCTGTGAGTGGCATCGTCCCTTTCAGTAAACCAGAGATCTTGAGCAACCTTTTCAACATGGCAGGTGGGCAGCAAGAAAGCGCCCGCCAAATCTACCGCATTAGTAACAAAACCGCGTCGACGCTCAAAGTTCGTGAGGTCAAGTTTCAGGGCACCATCCGAGCTGATGAACAAGAAAGCCTAAGACAATGGAGCGTCGCGTTTGAATTGGTAGAACATCTTTCGGTACCAGAACGAGTTGAGCAACGCCAACAAGACCAACCTGCAACACAGCAGCAAGTCCAAGGGGTAACCACTCCGGTTGAAGCCGGACAGGGTGAAGACGTACCACCGGACACAAGCATTGAGTTAACAGGTGTAATGAAAGTGCTCAAGTTAATTGATGATGCTTTGTCTTAAAGGTGACTTATGACGATAAACAACAAATTTACGTGTCGTGCTTATATCGGTAGCCAAAAGGTAAAGACGAAAGACCACCGTGTTCTTTTTGATGTGAACACGCCAGCTCGTTGCTCCATCAAGGTGGAAGGTTCACCGAAAGTGAATACTATCGTTGCGGTAGACATCGGGTGGGGTGACAGCATATCACGTGTTTTTCTAGGGTATGTTGAGAGAGTCCAACCTGCAGAAAAAGGATGGTCAGAATTGTTTTGCCGCGAACTAGCGGCATTACTTTTCAAGCCACTTGATGTCACGCTCAGACACCCAACCTTGATGCAACTGCTGAGTGACGTAACCAACAAAACGGGGTTGCAGTTTGTGGTACCAGAAGCAGCTTACAGCAAAACGTCAATCCCTTGTTTTTACAGTGACGGCAATGGTTACCGTGTCATGGATGAGTTAGCCCAAGCATTCGGTATAGATGATCTGTTTTGGCAGCAACAAGGCAATGGTCAGATTTACGTGGGAAGTTGGAAGGATTCATATTGGGCAGATAAGCCGGTTAGCATCCCTGATAATTTAATGACCAACCGAACAGCGTCAAAATCAGTGAAAGTCCCTGCCATTCCAAAACTAAGACCCGGTGCGATAGTCAATGGTCACCGTTTAGTCAGCGTTGATTTTCAAGGAACAGAGGTAAAACTAACATGGATGTAAAAGCGATTCAGCGCATCATTTTTCGTTTGTTCCCAGAATTAACCGGACGATGGCATTTGCCACGCTGGGGAAAGGTGGTTGCATTACCAGAGCTGCCAGCAGAGGGTGACATATCTGATCGCTTTTATCCTCACTACGCAGTGGATGTTCAACTGTTGGATGAAAGGGGCGTGGAGTTCAAGAATAAAACACCACTTCAAGCGGTGCCATTACCGATACCAGGTGTTGGTGAGTATGCAGGAAGACTGGAACCACCTGCGGTTGGCAGTATCGTAGAAATTGGATTCATGTTCGGACAGCCAGACAAACCTTTTATCCGTTGTGTTCTTCCGCTTGGGTTCAAGTTACCCGGTATCAAAGAAGGTGAAAGCCGATACCAACAACGCCAAGGTGTTTATCAGTTAGTCGATAAAGAAGGCAACTTTGAACGTAAGACAGACAAAGACGAAACCATCGAATGCTTGAATAAACGGGTGCAAGTATTGGAAGACCAGATTGTAAAAATCAACAACAATCACACGGAAGTCGTCAAAAACCTAAAGTCCACGACCGCAAAGAAAATCATTGAAGTGGCTGATCTCATCACCATGAACGGCGGCACGGGTGTATGCACTGGGCAAACGATTTGCCCGTTCTCTGGTAAGAATCATGTGGATGTATCTAAAACAGTTAAGGCAGGTAAGTAACATGGCAATGGGTAAAGAGTCACTCAAACAAAAGTTAGAAAATGAATTGGAAGCACAAGGCTTCGTCCTTACTGGTGAATTCGCAATGGCAGGCAAGATGGCAGAGGCGATTGCCAATGCTGTATATGATGAAATCACACAGAATGCCAAAGCAGATGTAACAAGTGGTAGTTCAAAAGGACAGTATTCAATCATCTAG